CCAAATAATGTAATATTACTCAATGTTAAATTAAATCTAAAAGGTATGCCCGATTCTTTAACTATTTTTAAATTATTAATAAACTTAACATACGAATTGCCGTACCTATTAAATTCATAGAGTTCTCCGATATTTTCAGCGCTAATAACCAAATTAACATTAGGAATGTGTTTTATTTTTTCTAATTCATTGATTAATCGATGAGTGTTTACTCCTAGACCAGTCCAAATCTCCAAAGATTCACTGCATACTGCTTTTGACACTAAATTAGACAGGTCTAAATTCAAAAACGGCTCGCCGCCTGTTATCATAATTTTTTCAGCAGGCAGTAATGCAATTTCATCTAGTAGCACATCTCTAGTATTAGCTTTCATCATTTCTTTTTGGCTTAATTTATAAATGACTTTATCTTTTTGTGTCATTGAATATCGATCGGGCTCGCTGACTTGATATTCTCCGTTAACAACTAAGTCGTCGGCCCATGCGCTGCTAAATTGTTTACAACAATAAGAACATGTCAGGTTACAGTCAGAACCAATTATTATGTTTAGGCTACTCGGAGTCGAATTTAAATTAGTATGAGTTTTAATCTGACTATTACTGAGTTGGCGGCGGCTTGGAATTCCGCGATCTTCTGCTTGCCAGCAAACAGTGCAACTAGAGGGACGGTTGTCGTCGAGTAGCTGTTGGCGTTCTGATTTGAGTTTAGTAGTATTAAATAATTGTCCGGAATTATTAGTCAACCAATCAATATCGATTCTATCAGCAGTTGCAGTGCAACAACTGGTTGATTCTTGTTTTTCGATGTCAACACCAAACCACCAAAATTTCTGAGAACAATAGTTGTTCATTATTCTTCGTAGTCGTCTTCGTCTTCGTTGTCTTCAAGTACATCGGGCGCAAACTCTTGCAGACTGCGTTTGGTATACGAGTCAATTCCAGCAAACTCAGCAAGGTCAGCATCTCCCAACAAGTCAACTAATATGCTCATTAGATTATCGCTGGCGTCTTGCCTGTCTTTTTGCGGAATATATTGTTTAAGGGCTTGATAAACTTCACCCAATCCATCTAAATCTATACTCATGGTATTGTTCCTTGTGATAATGTAGTTAGTCCAGAGTAATTTGTTTTAAATTTTTATAAAACAAATTACTGCTGTCATTATTCCATTACACTTTCAGTAGACTCATCAATCACAGGTGCTTCCTCAGGTTTGCGCCCGGAAATTAGATGTGGATTTGTGGTAATTTCTGTCATCACAGTATCCAAGCAACCATCATCGTTGCGTTCCCAACCTTTGCGGAACTTCTTGATAATTTCGCCATCTTTGGTAGTGTAAACAAGACTGTTGCCTTCTTTTTTCAACAGTTCTTTACCTTCAATCAAATCAGTTAGTCCGCTATAGGGATTCATGCCTGTTTCATAAGGGATCTTTACTTGTACACTTTCAAACGGTTTGGCGTAGCGTGTCTTCATGATCTTGCAAGCAGCACGAATACCTTTGACTTCAGAGATCTTATTGCCGTCATCGTCTTCTTTGAGCTTGAGTTTACGCATGGCCACAACGATACTGCTGGCATAGATAAAGCCTTGTCCACCACTAATCTTGTCATCTGGATCAAACATATCCTGGCTGGCGTAGGTATGATTAGTTGCAACCAAACCCAAATTCAAGTCGCCGAACATGTTTACACAATTACGAACCAGTGCTGTCAGTGCCTTGGGCTTGCGGCCCATGTCGCCCTTCATATCGCCTGCGTTGAATTGATTAACATCAGTAGGGGTTAACAACATGCCTAAACTGTCTAGCACAAACAAGACTTTGGGTCTACCTTCTGCAGGCAATGTTTTGTATTCCTTGACAAACTCACTGATCATTTTAGCCACATCATCGATCATGGCCATATTAAGTTTCAGCAACTTATCTTCTCTGGTGTCTACACCCAAGGCATGTAGCCACTTCTCGTCAAGTGCATTTTCAGTATCTATTAGAATAGGAAAGATACCTTGATCCTGCGCATTCTTGACAATGTTACCAGAACAAATGAATGACTTACCAGCACCGGATTCGCCGGCAAACACTGTTACTTTACCCAGTGGGATACCTTTATTAAAGTCACCACTGATAAGATAGTTCAGTGCGAAATTGTTTGTTGACACCCAGTCAGTCGGGTCATTGAAGCCTACGCTTAGGCCTTCGATACTTTTCGTAATTGTTTTACGAAATTTACTTACATCAAATGGTTTTGCCATGATTATTTCCTTAATTAATTTGTAATGAAAATGTGTTTTTGTTTTTAATATTTTTATAAAATATTTGTCGATAATCCGTTAACTTGCTATCAATATCTAATAGGTTACCCAAATTTAAGTTTCTACCTGATGGTATTTTATTACGATGTGCGCACCAGTCAACATATTCAATACTAAGCGGAATCGTTTGTGGTTTTACTAGACTAACTTCTACATAACCCACTAGTTCGTTGAACGAGTTTTCGTCGTCGTGTTCCAACTTATCATCAAATGTTTCGAATTTATTATACAAGGTTCGGCCTAAATGATTAAATTTAATTCGAAGATTGTTTACATTGTTTGTTAATCGAGACTTAGAAAAAATATTATCAGTTTGGCAAACTGAATTAGTTTCAAATTGTAGGTCTCGAAAACTTTCTTCAAATTTATGAATATGATTATTAATATTATTCGTGTGGTTGTACATTAAATTTAATTTTGCTAATACCATATACATAGGCGGAGTTAACTCATTGTCGGGAAATTTTTCTAGTATTTTATCGGCCATCGTAGATATTTCAATATTATCAGACTGTTGATTTGCTTTGATATCGTATGTCTGATTGTACCAATTTACCCAAGCAGTATGCAATCGATTTAAATTATCTTGATTCAAATATTCTAAATCGCTATAAGTTTCTATCAGCGTACTATTCAATTGTCGAATAATTTTATTGTTATCATTGATACTGGCATGCAATAACATTATCAATTTATCAAATTGATTGTTGTCAGAGCTAAATGAAAAATTATTTTTATTAATTGATTCTAGCCACTCAACATAATATACTGCTATGTCAGGGTTTACCAAAGAAAATGATACATCATCACCGGTATTATTAAAAACAATTGAGATATTCATATTAGAACGGCACAAGGAAAAATCCTTGTGCCATATGCCAATTATTTATTTCTGGCGATTACGAATCATTGCCAAAATATCTTCAGCTCGCTGACTGCTGGGTTTGGCTGCTGCAACAGGAGCAGATGTTTCATCGGCATCAAATGCTGGGATGTCATCATCTGTGATTGCTGGAGCAAGTTTTGCCACTGGGGCCGGAGCAGATTGTGCTGGCGCAGGGTGAGCTGCATCGTCATTGCCCTTGAAGCCGGATGGCTTGTAGTAAGCACCCCAACGCTCTGGATCATACGCTTCGCCGTCGACACTAGCTTCAAACATTTCTTTGATGATACGCAGTTCGGCTTCGCTGGGTTTCTTGGGAAGGAAGTCAGCAAGATTGTACAAACCGAATTTTTCAATTGCGGCTGTTTCGTCTGCGGTAATAGCAGACTCTTTACGGGCCCAGCTGGAAGTGCTGTAGTCAGCGTAACCACCTTTACTGGTCTTTTTAACAGTAAAGTCCAGACCACCTTCGTAGTCAGTTGGTAGATTTTCCAACTCGGGATCCATCAGTGCATTTTTAATCAAGTTAAAAATTTGCGGACTGATGATGAAACGACGAATTGGATTCTCTGGAGTTTTGTCGTCACCGATTGGATTGTCACGAACAAAGCCTTGGAACAAGTAACTACGCTTCTTCCAGTATTTGTTTGCTGTTTCTTTGAGACTTTCGTCTTTGTACCAACCACGAACTTCTGCCAGTACTGGGCAAGACTCGCCCCACATTTCAACGCAAGGAACTTGCACAAATGTTGGCTTGCTGTCTGGCTGACCTTTGATACCAGCAAACGGAAGTTTGATGATCAGTCGTTCAATCCAGAAAAAAGTGTTTTTGGTGTTTGCATCTGGGAGGAATCGGATGCGGGCTGTGGTGCCTTCTGCGATGTTCCAGTGCGGATAGATAGCGTTGTCGCCGCCTGATTGTGAGTTACCGCCTTGACGGTTTTCGCTTGCTTGAAGTTTTGCGCGAATGTCAGCTAAAGATGTTGCCATGATATGTTCCTTTTAAGTTAAGATGGTCTTTGTGAGTCAGATATACTCTGCACCGTTGCATTGTATAACATATGTATTTAGTCTGTC